GAAGCAAGCGAAGCAAATCGCTTGGCACCGTCTCAAGCAACTGCTGCAATCGTTGGTGGTTAAGGGCGGCGCATCATGGAACGAAAGCGAGTTGACGGCCGAGATAGCCGGTGGCGCCCGCATCCGGCTGTATGGCGCCGACAACCCCGATGCATTGCGTGGCGTGCGCCTGGACGGCGTGGTGATCGACGAGGTCGCGCAGATTCGCCCCGAAGTTTGGGAAGAGATTGTGCAGCCGGCCCTGAGTGATCGCCTTGGTTGGGCCTCGTTCATCGGCACGCCAAAAGGCGTTAACTTGTTTAGCCAGCTATACTACGCTGCCGAGGGACAGCCTGATTGGTTCGCTGCACGCTACACCGTATACGACACGGGCGCGCTTGATCCTGACGAAGTTGAGCGACTGCGCCATGGCGGGATGTCCGAGACGGCCTTCGCCCGCGAGTATCTGTGCGACTTCGCAGCAAGCGGCGACGATCAGCTGGTGTCGCTTACCGACGCCGAATCCGCCGCACGCCGCACGTTCGTAGAGCGCGACGTTGCCGGTGCTCCGAGGATCATGGGCGTTGACCCGGCCCGCTTCGGTGACGACCGCTCGGCGATCGCCTTCCGCCAAGGCCTTGTGGCGCTCGACCCCGTGATCCTGCGCGGCCTCGACAACATGCAACTGGCCGGGCGTGTAGCGTCCGAAATCGACCGCTGGCAGCCCGATGCCGTGTTCGTCGACTCCGGGGCAGGGGCTGGCGTTATCGACCGCCTGCGCCAGCTTGGGCATTCTCCTATCGAGGTTCCGTTCGGCGGGCGGGCCAACTCTCCCGCGCTCTACGTGAACCGTCGCACCGAGATGTGGTGTTCGATGGCTGAATGGCTGCGCACGGGCTCGATCCCCAACCTGCCCGAACTGCGTTCCGAGCTGGCGACGCCGATCTACTGGTATGACGCGCAGGGCCGTAAGGTGCTGGAGAGCAAGGACGACATCAAGAAACGGCTACAGGGCGGCGCATCCCCCGACTTGGCCGATGCCCTGGCGTTGACGTTCGCCGCTCCCGTGTCCAAGCGCCAAGCGTTGCCCGAGGACTGGACGCAACGCCGCCACCGATCCCCGTCCGATCGCACCGGCCCGTTCAATCCGTTCGCCCGCAAGCGTTAACCATGGTCAGCACCTACTACCCGACCGGCGACAAGGCCGCCCAAGCCCGAGCCTGCCGAGCCGCCGGCATCGCCCCTGCCCGCCATCGCCACGTCGAGACGCCGAAGATGGTGCCGGGCATCGTCACGGTGGTTTGCGAGTCGTGCGGCTGCACGTTCGCCGTCGCCATCGGTGACCGCAGTGGCTGCACGTTCTGCGGCGCCCCTCGCTCAACCATCCGCGTGCCGATCGAGGACTGGCACAGTCCCAAGGCTTGGGTGGATCCGACAGAGGAGTAGAAGATCCGGTGGTATCGTATCTCCCTTGCCACGCTGCGCCGTAAACGCTACGGTGGCGGAGTGCCCGTCACCATCAAGCGCGGTTCCGTCGGCGAGCTACGTGCCAACGAGCACGGGCTGACGCGAGCGCACTACGCCGAGGTTAGGGGCCACGATGGCGCCCGCATCGACTGGGCGGCGCTTGAGGAGATGGAGGCGCGCGGCGACGGGTTCACCTTGTGCGCATGGGACGGCCTCACCTTGGCCGGATACGTGATCGCGCAGTGCGTATCGCATCCGCACGACGCCACCGACTACTGTTACGTCACGGCGATCTACGTGCGCCCCGACTCGCGTTCATTCGGGCTGGCTCGATCGCTCATGAACATGACGACCGACATCGCCCGCAGCATGGGCATGCATCGTGTCTCGTGGTCAGCCGGCATTCGCGATCGCATCCCGAGCCGTTTCGCCGTCTACCTGGATCGCCTTAGCGCGCGGCGAGGCAGCCGATTGCGTTGCACCGAAGTGGTTTACGAAGAGGAGCTAGTGTAATGGGTTACGTTCAAGCTGCCGCTGCCGTCGCCGGGTTGGCGTATGGAGTCATCCAAGGCGAGAGAGGCAACAAGTCGTCGAAGATGGGGCTTCGCGCGCAGGCCGCTGCGCAACAGCAGGCCGAGGGCGCGGCGATGCGTCAGGAACGGCAAGCGTCCGAGGCCCAGGCCAAGGCGAACGCCAAGGCTCCCGACGTCTCCGCGCTCCTCGCTGGCCAACAGGGTTTCGGCGTCAGTTCGATGCTCTCGGGCTCGGCCGGCGTCGCACTCAATCGTCTACGCCTGGGCCGTGGCTCGGCGCTCGGAGCGTGATCTAGATGGCCGTCGTCGATGTTCGCCAGGGACTGACTAAGCGCCAGGGTATGGAGCGCCGTCTATCCGGCCTCAAGGCTAACCGCGTCTCGCATGAATCGCACTGGAGCGAGCTGGAGGAACAGTTCCCCTGCGGCGCGAAGATCAACGACGACACCAGTCCGCAGAGCAAGTCTGGCGAGACTCGCCAGCAGCATGTTTATGACGCATCGGCGCAGCTGGCCATGCATCGCTGTGTTGCCGGGATCATGAGCAATACGACGTCGCCGGCTCGCCAGTGGCACCGGAACACGCTGGACGACCAGGAGGCGCTCCAGGACGTCGACGTCCAACGCTACCTGGACGAAGTGACGGCTATCCAGCGTCGCGTGCTCCAGAAGTCGAATACGTATCGCATCCTGCCGCACGTTTACCGGGAGTTGGTGGTGTTCGGGACCGGCGCCGCGCTGGTGATGCCGGACTACGACAACGTGGTGCATCTGCATCCCCTCGTCACCGGCAGCTACTGGCTTGGGCAGGACAGCAAGGGCAAGGTCAATGCGTGCTTCCGCGAAGTGTGGATGACCACGGCGCAGATGTACGAGAGGTGGGGCGAGAAGTGCAGCCGGCAAGTGCGGGACGCCTACGCCCGCGGCGAATGGGATGGCTGGTGGAAGGTGGTGCATGCCATCGAGCAGCGCACGAAGCGGAACGCCAACAGTCCGCTTGCCAAGGACATGCCCTACTCCTCGTGCTACTACGAGGCGGGAAGCAACCAGCAGGAGAATGACGGGTTGCTTGAGGAAGGCGGGTTCAAGCGGTTCCCCGTGCTGGCTCCGCGTTGGCGCAGGGAAGGCGACGACATCTACGGCCGCTCGCCGTGCATGGACGCATTGCCGTTCGTTCGCCAGTTGCAGTTGCAGACGCTGGCAGAGGGCCGTTGCATCGCGAAGGAGGCCGAGCCGCCGTTGCAAGTGCCAACGGAGTTGAAGAACGACGACATCGACACCACGCCGAACGGCCGCACCTACTACAGCCAGACGACGCCGAGCGGTGGGGTGCGGAGGCTGATCGAGCAGCCGAGTGATCCGAGTTGGATGCGCGCGAGCATGGGCATCGTGACGCAGCAGATTCAGCAGATGCTATTCCTCGACTTGTTCCAGATGCTGGCGATGGCCGGCTTGGACACGAAGATGACGGCCACGGAGGTGGCGCAGCGTGTCGAAGAGAAAATGCTTATGCTCGGCCCCGTCATGCAGAACCTGCACGACGAGTTGCTGGTGCCGCTGCTGGAGCTGATCTACTACGCGCTGGAGGAAGGCGGTGCTCTGCCTCCGCCTCCCGAGGTGCTGCAAGGCAAGGAATTCCAGCCCGAGTTCCTGTCGGTGCTGTATCAGGCGCAGAAGGCCGTCAGCGTCAACGCAGTGGAACGGTTCCTCGTGATGGTTGGCGGTCTTGCGCAAGCGAAGGCCGATCCATCCGTATGGGATGGCGTTGACACCGACTGGATCCTGCGCGACTCGGCGCAAAATCTCGGCGTGCCGGCCAAGGCCATCTTGCCGCAGTCGCAAGTCGACGAACTGCGTCAGGCTCGCGCCGAAGCGATGGCGGAACAAGCTGCTCAGGAAGCCGCTGCGGCATCGGCGTCCACTGCGAAAGACCTTGCATCCGCCCCGCTCGGGCAAGGCACGGCGCTGGATGCCGTTGCGCAGTTCAGCGGCTACACCCTCCCCCAATAGCATCATGGCCAGCATCCCCACGTTCACCAGTTACGCCGCCGCCGTTGCCGCGACTACCGCCACCCCTTACAGCATCGGGACGGCCGATGCTCTATACGTCACGGCGACGTGCTCAAGCGGCCTGACGTTGACGCTTCCTACGGGCGGCACAGTCGCTGTGGGCAACGCCGTCATCGGGACGATCATCCCGATCCCTAGCACGCAAGCTGCCTTCTCTGCTGGTGGCGTTGTGGCCATGAAGGTGCAGTGAGGGAGCGATGGCGAACTACGGTAGCCCCGACTACAGCAAGGCCGGCGGCGCACGCGATGCGCTAGCTGCCCGCAACGTGGTTGCCGCGTCTAACTCCGTTAGGCCGAAGCCGACTCGCTCAGACCTAGATTCGTCAGACTTGTTCGCTCTGGTTAACGCGAAGGGCGAGATCACCCCCGTGGCGCTGTCGTCGCTCCTCACCCTGCTCGAAGCCACCTACGTCCTGACGCCACAACCATGACCGACGATCCGTTCTCCGGCATCTTCGCCCTCGCCGAACGCATGGGAGGCTGGGGTGTTCTCCTGGTGTTCCTGTGGGTCGGGTGGCGCCAGTTCATGGCGCTCGCCACCGCGTTCAGCACCGGCGTGTTGAGCAAGCTCGACGGGATCAAGGACGTGCTCCAGGGGCACGAACGCCGGCTCGATTCGATCGACGACGCGCTGGAGGACATCAAGCGCGAGTCCACCACCCACCACAACCAACAGGCCCCCCGATGACGATCCGCCATGCTCCTCTTCTTGCTGCCGCTCTGCTGGCTGCTTGCTCCGGCGCCCCCCGCACCACGACGCCCGATGAGCGGGCCACGATGCTCGCGACGCTCACCACGGTGGAGACGGCCCTGGGTGTCCTGCACGCCACGGGCAAGATCCCGACCGCAGACTACTCGCTTGCACTCGGCCAGGTGGCGGACTTGCGGGCGGCGGTCACTGCATCAGAGACGACGCCAGTGACGGCCGCGGACCTGTTGGCTCGCATCACGGCGTTGGCTGCTGCGTGGGCGATCCAGACGGGGAGCCGCTGATTGGCCACCGTCGACATCACGGCTGGCAACATCACGGTGCGCCTGTCGGGTGTCGCCACCTACTGCGGCACGATGGTGCAGCCGGACAACCCGTCTGGCGTCACGATCGTCAGCTACAGCTACGGGATGGCCGGCACCGGGTATCAGGTCAAGAACCCGACGCCGGTCGGTGACGCGACCGCGATCACGTCTACCGTTGCTCCGGGGACGGTGCTGGCCTCTCTCGACTCGCTGGTGTGCCTGTTCGTGCGATCGCCGCGGCCCTCGCCGACGCCAGCCAGCGCGAACGACGAAGCCATGGGCATTGTCGTCGTGCCCTACGCTGTCGACCCGTCCGAGGCCACGACGCGCATCCGCCCGAGCGCCATCGGCAATCCCAGCAACGGCACCATCGCCGCGCACCGGGCGACGGAGCTGATGTTCAACACGACGGCGGCCAACAACATCCCGGCCGTCATCGACATCGACAACTTGCCAACGACGTGGGGAACGTTCGGCAACGCGCGCCCCGACATCGACGACTACATCGCCAAGTTTGCCGGCTTCTGCGGCGAGCTTTGGACTGGCTGGGGCACGGCATCACACACGCCAAGCCAGCAGCATCCCGGCTACGGCGCTGGCGTCTCGTCGTGGGCTGGCGAAGGGCTGATGATGGTCGTCAGCACCGACAACGCCGCGAAGCGCAAGACGCTGGCCTTCCGGATGACGCAGTGGGGCGTCGACCTATACGGCGCGTTCGTCATGGGCCGTGACGACAAGTGCGACGGCGGGCACATGCAGGGGCGCAAGGCTCTCGTCGTGCTGGCTGGACACATGCTCGGCCTGTCGCCGCTACTCAACGCTACATCGACGTTCCCCAACCAGTTCAACGAGGACGAGCAGTTCTACACGGCATCGCCTGCGTGGCCTTGGGGATGGCCATACGGCTACCGCGGCCACAGCGACTTCGCGTGGAACCTGTCGTCGCCGATCAACTCGTGGAACAGCACCGTCCTGTTCTACCTGCCGCGCTACTTCGGGCAGGAAGTGTGCGGGACGCAGATTGGCACGGCTGTCGCCATGAACATCCTGGGGCGCAAGACGGAGATGGGCGTCGGTCACTACGGGATGATCGACCAGTGGATGACGGGGCCGTCTCCCGCCGACTTGGCGACGATGGCCGCCGTGTCGACGTCCCCGGCCCTGTCCACCATCGACTGGGGCACATCCTACTCCTACAGCTCCGTCGCTTGGCCTGGAGGCCCGCAGGACTTCGGCCGCGCGGCATGGGAAGCATACGCCGACTACGAAGCACCAAGCGACGGCGATGGAGGTCCGTCGCAATCCGGCACCTTTCCTCATCCTGCTGTGATCCAACTCTCCAACCTCACCCCATACCCGTTCACCGGCTGGGTGAGGTCAGGAACCGACATAACCTTCCCGGCTCCGGCCATGGTGGGCGATGACATTCGCGTCGTCGTCGGCGAGCGAACGGGGGAAAAGCAGACGGCGCTGCACGTCCACTGCACGCTAGCGCCGTGGGAATCGAAGGCTGTCGATCCATCCAAGCTGACGATCTCGGCCCTGATGTATCCGTTCCAGCTTCCTGCCAACCCGGTAGAGCACTTCGGCGGAGAAACCAAGTGCAACGGCGTGCCGATGGACGTCTCCTTCGGCATCGACGGGCCGGCCTACAAGGTGATCGGCAAGCGGCGACTCGGCCAGTTC